ACTACTTTTTCATTAGTATCTTTTATTTCTTTAGTTTCATAGAATCTGGTACTGTTTAGTTCTGTACCATATTTTTCTTCTGCGTAATCATATAAGTCTCTATCTGATAAAGGCCAATCGTTCCTTACATTAATAATACCAGCAGTTAAACATACAACCCAGTCAAATTCATCATTACCATATAATTCTTCTGCAACAGTATCAGGTCTAGCACCTTCAGGTATTGCATACTTATTAAAAATAGTGAATACGTTCTGTAAATCATCACGTAGTTTTACTCTACGAAATAGATTTTTAACTTCTAAGTAATTTAATGAAGAATCTCTATCTTTAAGAAATGAAGGATAGAATAAATTTGGTAATTCTCTAAAGTATCCCATTTTAGTATCCTACTCCTGGTGTTGTATATGGATTTTCTGGATAATCTTCTGAATATATTGGTGTAAGTTCTGTGAAGTTAAGATCCATTGTTAAAGAGATAGGAGAACCATCAGCATATGTTGCCCAATTACCTTCCCCAGTATAATTAACTCCCATATCTGTTAAAGCACATAACTTAAATTTATGAAGATAGTTTGTACATCTACCTTTATATGCTAATCTGAATATATTAGGGTTTTTAAGCATCGTATTACCACTTGCTAAACTACCACCTTTTGGTGCCATGTTTAACTTAAAGAATGTAATTATTCTTTTAACTTCTCTTGCTTCTCTCTCAAATCTTGGAGTAAACTTAAACTGAAACTTAAATGCTCTAATTGCAGGACCACTGAATAGCATTTCCATGTTTGGATTTATAATTGCTCCTTGAGATCTGGCAAGTAATTGATTCATATCAACATTACCACCAAGAGTTTGTAATGCTGTTTCAGCAAGTTTCATTTGTACTGCTTCTGGATTTTTTGCAGCAGTTTCTAATGCCTTTGTTGATGCTTTACCTAATTGTTGAAAGAATTCTCCAGGATCTTCACTATTCATTCCACCTATTACTCCATCAACAGCAGCAGCAGTAAAATTATTCATATTGCCAGATCCATAGTTTGCCTTATTTGAATCAACTACTGCTGCTGGTACGGGAAGAATAGTAGTACCTAATTCTTTTGCATTTTTATCAGGACCACCTGTTATTCCAATATTAGTTTGTCCTTTTATAGTATTTTCTTTAGTGAAATAATCATTTCCTGCACCACCACCCCAACTTTTTGCATTTAGTGCTCCTCTTTTATGAGTTGTTGTATAAGTTACATCTTCTGTAGATGTTTTTTTCCTTTTATATACTAATGCTGTAAATGTAATAAAATCTTGTAATGATGATAGAGCATCATATGGATATCTTAGTTGTCCTCCTGGTACAGGTGCATCAGTACCACCTTTAGAATCTGATAATTGTCTAGCATCATTTAATGCTTTACGTTCTTCAGCTCTTGCTTTTGCTGTTAAACGTGCTTCTTCACGATTACCATCTTTAATTGCTTGTTCTTGTTCTGCTCGAATCCTGTCTTGTTCTGATTTATACGCTTCCTTCTCTGCACGTATTCTTTCACGACGTTGTTTCCATGATTCTCTTCGCTGCTGACCGTTTAGACGCATCCTTATCGACCTATATTTTTAACTATTTAGCATGAATTTTCCAAAAGGTATTTTTTCTAGATCATTTATCTCTTCATTAGTAACTTTATACAGTTGTCCTGCTATTTCATTCCATGTATATTGTCTAGGTTGACCCCAGTGAAAGTTAATTCCACGAAATCCCCAAGAGAAAATATCTGTTACTGCCACAAAGGGATTTTGATCATATCTAATACCTGGAGTTTTAGGATTGTACACAAAAATATAAAATTCTCCTACATCAGGTACAGGTGTAACTGTATCATTAAGAGCATCCATTAATTCCAACATCAAATCATCAGCATCTTCAGTTCCAATTAGATTTTTTACAATAGGAGATAATCTACTCATTTGATTCCTAGTTCTCTTTCTGTCATGACTTTAAATTCCCAAAGACGATCTTTACAAAATTCATCTGCTGCTTTCCACTTTGCTTGGTTTTTAGCATATTCATAAACTTCTTTCATGTAACCCCTTGTCTGTTTCTTTTGTTTTTTGGGCATTATTGTCTGCTTTTGGGGTTTAATTTCTATAATATATCTTTTGACTTTTCCATTGGTTTCTCTCACTTTAATATAGAAGTCTGGGTAATACCTATGTACCTTATTATCAATAGGAGATCTATATGGTAATACTATTTCTTCACTTCCCCATTCAAGGATATTAGTATTAGAATCACAGTATTTCATAAACTTTAATTCCCAAAGTGACCTGTATACAATCTTGGTTGGATCCCCTTTATACTTGTAAATACACCTTGGTTTATATTTTCCCCTATAAGCCATCTAAATAGAAATAATAAAACCTCATAAAGTATATTTAGATGGCTTCGGTAATTCAAGACTTTAAGATGGATATCCTTCAGAGGAGGGAGATCTCAAAGCTATCCTTAAATAATCAGTTTCAAGTTAGTATTGGTAGTTTACCTAGTGGTGTTCAGTCGTATCTTAATGTTATTGGAGTAAATTGGAGATGGATTGCTGAAAATGCTGGATTAATGTGTAATGAAGCAACTTTACCAACAAGTTCATTTGCTACTGCAGAAGTTAAGGATAATTATCATGGTATTAACCAACAGTTTGCACATAATAGAATATATGTAGAAAGTGATTTTACTTTCTATATTGATCAAAATTATAATATGATAAAGATTTTTGAGGGATGGATGGATTACATTTCAGGTGATGATATAAATGGAGATCCAGCAAGTCCTACATTTTTTAGAAGATTTAATTATCCTAATAGTAATGGTGGAACGGGTGGATATAAAGCCAGTACAATGAGCATTACAAAGTTTGAAAAAAATGACAATTATGGAAGAAGACCATCATTAACATATGTTTTTCATAACATGTTCCCAAAATCAATAATTTCTATACCAGTTGCATATGGTGCTGCTGACTTAACAAGAGTAACAGTAACATTTCAATATGATCGTTATTATATTGAGAATACTCCAGCAACTAGTGTTAAATCAAATGGAGAACCCCAATCTAGTAGATATGGTATAAATCCTTTAGATAATGTCTTTGGTATTGCTTCTCTTAAAAATAGTACGGATAGAAATAAAAGGTTATCTGACTTAAGGAGAAAAACAGAAACTAGACCAAATTCAACTGGATCTGAACTTATGGGTAGTATAGCTTCTGGATTGGTTAATAAGAGTTTTAGACAGGGATTGTTTAAGAATGAGACAGTTGCTCAGTTTAAAGCAGCTACACAGGGTGGTTCCACTGGAAAAGATAAATAACCCCTATAAATAAATATACGACTTGTTATTGCATATTATGCCTTTACCAAAAATTAATACCCCAACATATGAGTTGGCATTGCCTTCTACTGGAAAAAAAGTTAGGTACAGACCATTTCTAGTAAAAGAAGAGAAAATCTTAATTATGGCATTAGAAACTGAAGATATGAAACAGATTTCTAATTCCGTAGTTCAGATACTGAATGATTGTATTCTCTCTAGGGGTGTAAAAGTTAAAGATCTTTCCACATTTGATATTGAATATTTGTTCTTAAATATTCGTGCTAAATCTGTTGGAGAAGAAGTAGAAGTTAATGTGACTTGTCCTGATGATGGTGAGACCATTGTACAGACAGCAATTAATATTGATGATATTAACGTTCTAAAGAATCCTGATCATACTGACACGATTAAGTTAGATGATGATTTATCTGTTCAGATGAGTTATCCTTCTATGACTCAGTTTATTGAAAATAATTTTGATTATGCTAATGATAAAACTGATGTTGATAAATCACTTGAGGTAATTATTTCTTGTATTAGTCAGGTGTATAATCAAGAAGAGTCTTGGTCTGCTTCTGATTGTACAAAGAAGGAATTAAAAGATTTTGTAGACTCTATGAATACTAAACAATTCAAGGAAGTTGAGAAATTTTTTGAGACTATGCCTAAATTAACTCATACTCTTAACGTCAAAAATCCTAATACTGATGTTGAAAGTGAAGTAGTACTGGAGGGACTAGCATCTTTTTTCAGTTAGCTCTGGCGCATGAGAATCTGGAGAATTATTATAGGACTAATTTTTCTCTCATGCAGCATCATAAATATAGTTTAACAGAGCTTGAAAACATGATTCCGTGGGAAAGAGAAATATATGTATCTCTTCTACAACAGTATATTGAAGAAGAAAATCTAAAGGCACAGCAGAGTGGCACTAATTAACACCCAAACTCAACAAAAACCAAAAATAAATATTACCAATATTAAAAGTCCTATTGGTAAACTTAGTGCTGCTCCGATATCTAAGATTGGTCGTCCTACACTTAAAGTTACTAAACCAACTATTAAACCACTTGACTTAAATATTGATACTAAACAAACAGAAACAAATGTTGGTATCTTTGATAATATTATAGGATTAGAAAAAAAGACTGAGCATGTAGAATCTAGGATACAAGATATTGAAACAAAGGTACAAGTTAATGAGGATCTTCTTCTTAATAGTATTAGAACTAAACAAGAGGAATCATTAACGGAAGTAAATAAAACATTAGTAGAAATACAAGGAATTATAACTAAAGATTTTGCTAGTAGACTTAAGAAAGAGCAAAATGATGTTAAGAAGATAAGAACACAAAGTGATAAAGATAAAAAGGCTGGTGCAGAGTCTGGTGTAGAAAAAGCAACAAAGTTTGCAAGTAATATTACTAAACAATTTGATAAAGTAGCTGCTCCTGCAAAAAGTATTTTTAGTAAATTTTTAAGTTTTCTTGGAGTTGTTGCTGCTGGATTTGTAGTAACTCCAGTACTAAAATGGTTACGAAAATCAGAAAATTTAGATAAGATAACAGGAGTATTTAATTTTTTATCTGATAATGCAGGATATGTTATTGCATTATTAAGTGGTGCTGTAATTTTTAAAGTTATTAATAAAGTACAGAAGATATTCAGGGCATTAAGAAATCTTAGTAGATTTTTCAGAGGACAACCACAATTAATGAATCCTCGTGGTGGTCGTCCTCCAGGTGGTGGTACATCCAGTGTCGGTCAAAGTTGGTCTGGGAGACATGGTACTAAGATTACTAGGACTGGTACAAGAACTATTGGTGGTACTAGTAGATTTGGTAAAGCATTACAGGAAGGTGGAACCCCTTTAACTCATGGCAGTGGTGCAAGTAGAACAGTTTCTACTTTTAAGAGAACTAAGAGTCCACTTAGTAAAGCAATGCAGACTGTAAATGTAGGTGCTAAAAATGTTGGAAGAAATCTATTTAAGTCTGTAAGTAAGGCAGGTACTAAGTTTTTGGGTAAAGGACTTATGAAGTTCCTTAGACCTATATTAAAGAAAATACCTGTTATTGGAGTATTACTTGATTTTGGTATATCTGTTGCATTAGGAGAGGATCCAGGTAGAGCAGCATTTGGTGCTATAGGTGCAGGTTTATTAGGTGCAATAGGAACTATGCTTGGTGGTCCAGTTGGAACGCTACTTGGTGGTTTTGCTGGTGACTGGGCTGGTAGAAAACTTTATGATCTATTCTTTAAGAAAATGGAGAAAGGAGGAACAATACCAGGTCCGAAGATTAATAAAGATGTTACTCCCATATTGGGTACTCCTGGAGAAAAGGTTGTTAATTTGAAGCAAAGTAAACAGTTTGGACCTTTAATAGATGATATAAACTTTAATGGTGGATCAATAGTTAATTCTATGATGTCTGCACTTAAGGATCAGGAGTCTAATAATGCATCCTTTGCTGCTGCAAATGACAAATTAGCATCTTTGATGTCTGGTGTTCAAGGAACATCAACTACTCCTCAAAACGATATTAAAACTACAATACCTATTAGTACACCAGATATTGCTAAGAAAAATCTTGAAAAACCATCTAAAGGTGGATCAGAAACAATAACTCTTCCTACAATTAAACAAAATGCTGGTGGTGGGCAAGATTCTTCAGCTCCTCAAGGACCAGTTCCAAGTCCAGGTATTATTAGTGCAGAAGATGAATCTAACACTTATCTTTCTTATACAATGCAAGGATTGGGGATATATCAGGTATAATAAATGGCAGTAACTGAAAAAGAAAAACTTAAATTGAATGTCAATAATATTAAAAGTGCATTATTGGATGGTAGAAAGAACCAAAATAAGATTGATAAGACAAAGAAAAGATTAGTTTTTAAGGGAGTACAAAAACAAAAACGATTACAAGCTGAATCCAGTGTAGAGAAAAAACCTGAATCAAAAGGGTCAAAAACTAAGATGATACTTGGTGGTATTGGTAAAAGTGTAACCAGTATTTGGGATAAGGTATTAAATTTCTTTGGTATTATAGTTATTGGTGCTCTTGTTAAAAAATTACCAGATCTTATTGAGGGAATAGAAAAAACATTTGAGAAAATAAAAGGTGTATGGGATACTATAATGGGAGCATTTTCTGCTATTGGTAAATCACTTGGAAAATTAGTTGATGCTTTTACTCCTATTTTTGGTAAAGATGTATCTAAAGAGTTAAAAGATGCACAAAAAGAATTAGATATTTTAGATAAAGAAACTGATCTTGAACTTGATGATCTTCCAGAACAGGAAAAACCCAAAGATGATCTTTCTGATGCTCAGATTGATAAAATAGTTGATGATACTGTTCCTGATACACTTAATAATTCTGGTGGTACTAGTGGAGAATCTACAGCAGCACCTTCAAACCAATCTACGAATATTGCGAAGAGAAAGTTAGGTGGTGGTATTGAAAAGAGTGAACAACCAAATCAACAACCTGCAAGATCACCAGAATCAACTACAGAAGATAGTCCACTTAAACTATTACCTAAAGTTGCCAAAGATTCTACAAAACCAATTAAAGTATATTCAGAAAATATTCAAAAATTAAGTGATATTTTAGGACATACTAGGGGTACTGTAACTGATCCAAAAGAAAAAGCAAAAATCGAAGCAGAGACGCTTAAGTGGGTTAATAAAGAACGAAAAGAATTTTTGGGATTACCTCCTTTAACGAAAATAGGTTATGCGCCTGGTGTGGAACTTACAAAACAAATGGGTAAAGAATATTTTACTGGAGTAAATAGAAGTGTATCTCCAGTTGCTAATAAGACAGGTGATATGAAATTATCAAATGATTCAGAAACAACTGTAATTACCTATATTCAACCAATAGAAACTACAAAAGTTGTAAGAACTTCTACTTCATCTGGATCTTCACCAGGATTACCTGAGCTTCAATCCACTAAAACTGAACATATTCCTATACCATAATGGCAGTTAAATACGAGTTATTTCAAATAGTATCCGCTAATGGCGAAAATTCCGTTAATCTTTATGACGGTCAATTTAGGGTATTATCTTTTGATTATTATGAAAGTATAGTATCTCCACATATCACAGGATCTTTAGTTATTAGTAGTAGTACTGGTGCTGCTAAGTCCCAAGATGATGCACAAGAAAGAGTTGGTTCTTTATATTCATCATTACCTCTTCGTTCAGGTTGTGTAATACTTGCTTCAGTTAAATCAGAATTAGGAAAAACATTAGATTTTCATAGTGATCCATATAAAAGATTATATGTAACTGATGTATCAGTTATTACTAAATCTTCCACATCTGAGAATATAGTTCTTAAATTTACTTCTAAGATAGCTTTAATGAATGAAACTAGTAAGGTTAATAAGCATTATAAAGGAAAAATTACTGATTCTATTAAAAAGATTATTAAAGAGAAGTTAAAAATAGATGAGGATAAGACTTTTGTTGATGAGTCTGTAAATTCATATTCATTTACAGGAATGAGGAAACGACCATTTGATTTGTTTATTATGTTAGCAAGACAGACTGTACCTGCTAATACTGCAAATCCTGGGTATTTCTGTTTTGAGACTAAAAGTGGGTTTAGTTATCTTTCTGCAGATACCTTAATAAATCAAAAAGCATTTCCTAAAAAGTATTTTTATAATGGTGTTACTGAAGCATCTGTAGAAAAGAAAGATGATTCTAATGATTATAAGGTTGAATCTTTAGTTACAGAGAAGGATCAAAGTCTATTGTCACAGATTCGTTCTGGAGTATATGCTTCTAAGAATATATTCTTTAATCCATCAACATGTGGATTTACTGAAGTTGATATTTCTGTTGGAAACCAGTCATTATCTGCTGATCCTAAATTTTCTTCTTTAGGTAAGAAGGAAGGATTACCAAATGTTTTAGCACAAGATTTTAATGAAGGTAATAAGTTTCATAGAGTACAAACTGCTATTTTAGATATAGGTGCTGACGAAACAAATATTGCTGCTAATAATAGTCCAGAACTTCATTATGCTGCAGGAACTGCAAGGTATAATTTATTATTTTCTCAAAGTCATGCTATTCAGGTTCCACTTAATACAGATCTTGAAGCAGGATTTGTTATTGATCTTGAGATAGAAAGTACTTCTGATGATAAGGAGCAAGGACCAGATCAAGTACAAAGTGGAAGCTATATAATCAAAAGTCTTTGTCATCATATTGATGCTACTACTGAAGTTACTTCAATGAAACTTATTCGTGATTCATATGGATTACATGTTACTGGGAACGAATAATGGATTTATCTAATCTTAACTTTTATGGTCTTAGTACACATGAGTGGATAGGGGTTATTTTGCCTTTAGAATCTCAGAAGGAACAATCTTCAGGTAGTGTTGGATGGGGATGGAGATATAAAGTAGCAATTATGGGATACCATCCTAATGATCAGACTCTTAAAGATGATGAAGTTACTTACGCATTAGTTGCTCTTGGAGTATCTGATGGTTCTGGTGCAGCAGGAAGACAAAGAACACCAAGATTAATTCAAGGTGATGTTGTTCTTGGTAAATTTTTAGATGGTGATAAGAAACAAGTACCTCTTATTACTAATGTTTTGGGTAGAACCTCAGAAACTAAACTTATAAACGCTAGGTTTGGTGCTAAAACTGGATTTGTTGGTGGATTAAAACCAGGTGTGACAGAAAATCAAGAATTTGCTGAGAATGATAATGTATCAACCCCACAAGTAAAGCCAGCATCTAATAATACTGCACAAAATGCTACGACACCTACTGCTGCAATTAATAAAATGGGATTATCTGATACTCCACAAGTAGGTGGAATACCAAAACCTCAATAAATAAAAATAGGAAATAGAACTTAATTCATGGTTGCGTCACTTTCAAAAGTTCAGATTGATACTTTCACAAATCTTATTGAAGATAATCCGAAAGGATGGGAAAATGAGATTATTGATATTAAATCGAAGTATTCTGATGTATTTAAGAAAGTAGTTCCTCGTGTAGAAAAGGATTTAAAGAAATTAAGTCCAGAAGATTACATGGTATGGCAAGATAGATTAAAAGAATATAAGAAGGCAATAAGACCAGAAGTATCTCCAGCATCTTTTAGTACAGGAAGAGTTGTTAATTTTGCAAATCCTTCTACTAATAGTTTTTTTGGTAAGACAGATAGCACATTAAAGAATTTTATGGGATTAGTTACTAATCCTTCTCTTTCTGGAGCATTAGATCTTGGAGGAGAGATTGCTGCTGCTTCATCTAAAATTAGTAGTTTATCATCAGGATTTACTACTCAGATAACCAGTAGTTTGGGTGATTCATTATCTGGAGCTATTTCTGGTGGTCTTGCATCTCAAGCAGCAATAATATTTGCAATGTATCCTGGTGCTAAATTATATGCTAAAGCATTAAAAAAAGTTATTGAAATGCAGTCAAGTGTACTTGGACCTGCATTAAATATGTTTGAAGGACTTGAGTGTGTGGGAGATAAAGTTGGTGATGCTATGAAAGGTGTTATTGAAGATATGTTGGTTGAGATGGTTAAAAATTCTAAACAAGTACCTGAATGTGCTAGTACTGAGTTTATTGGTGCAATAACAAATCAAATTACCGACAAAATTGATGGATTAGTTAGTCCACAATTGAGTGGAATTTCTAAAATTTTGGGAGTTGGAATGAATGTAAAAAATATACTGAACCAAGGAATTAGTACAATTGATAATTTTTCTGGTTTATTTAAGTGTGGTGATAAGGAACCATCTTCTCTTAGTAAGTATAAGATTGATGGTGGATTATTAAATATGTTAGATCCTGGTCAAGAACAGGCATTGATTGATAAAGCATTTGCAATGAGTGGTAGAAGTTCTGCTGGAAATGATACGTTGAATGCTTTTGAGCAAGCATATGGTGTATTTAATATTTTTGGTGGTTCTTCTTCTAGTGGTGGTGCTAGTGGATTAAGCCCATGTAATAGTGTAGATAATCCAGCATCATGTAATGCTCCTAAAATTGAATTTTTTGGAGGAGGTGGTTCAGGTGCTCAAGGTGAAGTTATATTAGGTAAGTTTATTAATAAACTTGATAAGACTGATATTTATGGTGATATTGTAAAAACTGCAAGTCTTATGGGTGTAAAAATTACTAATCCAGGATCCAAGTATGAAAGAGAACCTATGGTATCCTTTACTGATTCTTGTGATCAAGGGTATGGTGGATATGGTAGAGCAGTTATTGATAAAAATATAAACTCACCAACATATGGACATGTTATTGATGTTATTATCATAAGTGAAGGTGAAAATTATCCAACAGGAGGATATGTAGTTGAAGGTGCTGATGGAGGTACTCCAGATCCATTTATTGATCATATAATATGTGATCCTGGTGGAATTAATTATGATATTGATGACTTTATAGAAGGAGTTGATCCTATTAGTGGAGAATTAGTACCTAATGAAGATTTTATAATTAATATTGATCCTGATACTGGAGAAATTATTAGTGTTAATTTAACTGCTGCAGGTGCAAATAAAAGATATGCTGCTTTCCCACAACTAAATATTAATACAACTACTGGTGTAGGTGCTGTGCTTCGTCCGATTATGTCAACAACTAGAAGTTCTATTGCATCAGATGAAGTCGTTGAATCTATTGATTGTATTACAAAATGACGCAGTTAAAAAGACAGGTCGATTCTTTTGGACCAAAATTAGTTATAGAATCTGGATCAGATGAAGTAGGTGTTCCTGGAAGAACCACCTATCAGTTATTGTCTACCAATGATTCTGGTTTTAAGTACAACCAATCTCATCATGAAAATGGTATAAGTAGATTTTATTCTGATGGTAAGATTCAGGTTGAAGCAATGGCACATCCCAAAGCATCTCCTGATGATACTGGTATGGCAATCATTGTACATAAGGGTAATATTGGTGTAGATGCCAATAGTGGTGATGTTTCAATTTCTGGTAGAAATATTACTATTGCTGCTGAAGATACTTTAATTCTTAAAGGAAATAAGATTCAGATTGGAGAATCTAAAAAAGGAACAAGGTCGATTGATATGATGGCAAATAAAATACATTGTCATGATCCAAGACTTGGTAATATAGCATTAGTTTTAAGAACACATAATATTTTTAGGTCATTTGCTGGTAGTTATTTGGGTTATGCCAAAATAGCAGCTAAAGCATCAGGTTTATCAGGGTTCCCACTATGAGTTTTAATATACCATTAGAGAATTCAACCACTTATCAGGACAATCATGTCTTTGAGAATGTTTATATCTATGGTGAATTAAATTATGATTTTACAGGAATTGAAAATATTGAATTTACGAATGTTGATATTGGTGGTGATGTAAATATAACTGGAGTAACTACATTTTTAGATGATGTATATTTTACTCAGGATATTAATGCTAGTATATTACGGGTAGGAATTTTAACTGTTACTGAAAGATCAGATAT